TACTTTTTGACCAACTGCTCAAACAGCAGTTGTGCCTGTTCGGTTGTCATGCTCTCACCTCCGGCGGGTCGGGCTGCTGGCCTTCCGGCAGGACAACCCACTGACATTCCCAGTGTGCAAGCGGAGTGTGTGCCCATTGCGACGCCTGTTCGCACTCGTACCATTTTCCATTACAGTACAGCTGATCGGCGGGAGTCCCTGTGCGCTGGTTGACGGTATGTACCTCGTCTTTTCCAAAACTTTTGATTCGGTCAAACGAACGTTTACCTTCCGGAAGTGCCTGCAGCTCCTTTGCATTTAAGGACTGCACGTTAAGACGAACCGGAAAATCCTCATACGGATGGCTACCATCCTCGTTTGCCGCCGAAAAGCGACGGAGAATATAGGTTGACTTAAACATCGTCATATTCCCCTTTCCTGCAGATTTTATAGCTGACACCCTGCCGCAGCTGACCGGTATCGATCAGCGGTTTATCTGAGCCTTTTTTCCGGATAGTCGACGGTGCGTTAGGAACAAACTCTCCCTCCACCATCTGGTGCTGCACTGCACCCTTGACCAAAACACCAATATTTTTAAGTGCCTGTTTTCCCTTCATCTTTCCCTCCACCACCTGCACAACCATCTCGGCAGAGGCTTGTTTGATAGAATCTCCCTGCTGGTCCACCGTCTGTGCAAGGAAAGGACGGGATGGAATGGTGTCGGTGCCAAGCTCGTTATACAAAGCGATGTCCACAAGATCAGCGCCTGCGCGTTTTCCTTTTCCCTTGTGCTTTTTCCCTCTCTGAAAGCCGACACGCACCTGCATCTCGGAAAGTTCCTTGAGCTCCTTAAAAAGCTTCTTTCCGGCCGCAGTGGTTTCGTCATGTCCTGCCATCCTAGTCCCTCCGAACCATGATCGGAATGATCGTTTTGCGCAGCCGCAGATATTCCAGCCCATACGGGGTAAGGGCAAGCGAAGAATCCTCCGCTCCTACTGAGGCTGCGGTCGTTCCAAACGAAACAGAGGTGGACCCCTCAGTGTAAGAGGCCACCCCTGCGCGTTCTGTCATATTCCCAAACATTCCCGTTTCCCCCAAGCCCGCCATTTTCATCCGGTGAGCAGTGAGATAAGCGACCGCCTGCTCATACGCAACTCCGAAAGCGGTATCGCTGACAAGCGTTTTGGTCAAATCAATCCATTGCTGTACTGTTTCCTCATCGGTCGAAGCAAACTCCGGCGCAATCAGGCGCAAAAGAGAAGGAAGGTCCATATACAAGACCTCCCTTACTTTTTCCTTGTCGAATTGCGTGTGTTCTCTTTTTCATCTACAGCTGCTTCTCCCGCGGATTCCTGCGGTGGTGTACTTTCCTCACTGCTGTCCTTTGCATCATCCTGAGGTGGTGTATTTTCTTCCACACTATCCTTTGCACCCTCCTGAGGTGGTACGTCCTCTGTGATGCAGATGGTGCCGCGCTTTGCAAAGAAATCGAGCACCGGATTGTTTTCGTATTCCTTTGGCAGCTCATGACTTTCTTCTGGCAGGAGCATCAGGCTGCCCACATGAAGGATTTTATTTCCTTTATTGGTGATTGTTTTCATCTTGATTTCCTCCTGTTTATACACCTACTGCGATAATTGCAGACAGTGGATAGTAGATCATGGCACCGACTACGCGAGATTCACATGGAATCAGCACTTCCAGATTCTTGTTCTGTGCTGGATGCTGGTAAAAAGGCATCGGAATCTCGATGGAAAGTTTGTCTTTGTTGTTGGTGTACAGCAGTGCTACACCCTTTCCTTCACTTACTTTTGCATAAGGGTTTGTATCCACAGCAGTGGAGTTGAGCTCTGCACAAGAAACGACCTGAATACCATGGAGGTTTTCCTGCAGGTATTTGAGCGCCGAGGTGGCGGTTTCCGGAATGCGCTGCAGGCTTAGTCTGGTGTAGGTATCGGAAGGGATTGCCAGAGTGTCTGGATGCTCGGTGTTCTGAGTGGCAAGGTTTACCTGTGCAAGCATTCCCGAAACATCCAGAATGATCTCGTCGATAGTCTTGCTGCTCCAATCGGTTTTGGAGCCCTGTGCACCGGTTCCGAGGGTGTAAATTGGAATATCGTTGTCCTCACTCAGGACGCCGACGAGGTTGTTTTCTGCATCGCCCTTCCATGCAATGCTGTTGGTCAAACGGTCGATGGCATAGCGTGCCGCTTCGCCTTTTCTAGTATCCAGATTCTTTCCAGCCATGCGGGAAGCGCGCATATCCTGTACGCTGTAACCGTAGCTGTCACCCATAGCCTTAACATGTGCTGTCTTTGGCTGGCCGGCTACATCTGCACGCGGCAGGTCATCGGCGTAGTTTGCAATGATCTTTGCAAGACCGCGCTTTTCATAGCCGTAGTAGGTGACAGTCTCTGCACCTTCTGGTACTTCGTGAGTAACAGGGAACATCTGCAGGGCGGTCAGCTCCGGATAAACGCGGTCATAGGTCTTTGCCTTTACATAATCAAGCTCCCTTGCAAAATAGAGGCTTGCATCTTCCTCGCCGTCAAAGCGCATTTCCGGATTAGCGGCAAGGGTGGAAGCGATGCCGGAGCGTTCCAGCACCCTTCTGTCCGTTGGATCAAAGGCGGTATGTTTATTTTTCATGATGCTTCTCCTTTCTTATTATGCCTGTGTTTTGTTAATCTGGTGGTACAGCTCAATTGGCGCAATGTTGGAAGTGTCCTTTGCACCAATAAAGCGGGCATTTAATTCCAGTGTATTTGCCCCATCCGCCGCTGTTTTAAAGCAGCCCAGACCGGCACCATTGATTACCAGATAAACAGGATCGCCATATTTTGGTGTCACGCCCTCTGCAAGGCGCACCCAGATGCGGCCGTATCTGAGGACACCAATGGTGGATTTTGGCTGGATGAGCAGCTCTCCATCCATGTTCATCTCGCGGTTAACGTCATTGATAACGATACCCTCAAATTTTTCGAGAGTTGCACCGGTGGCAGGCAGCTTTACTTCTACGCCGGCCTTTTCCCCCTGCACCACGCCCATGCCTGGCTTTAAGCTCAGGTCGCTCTGCGCATTCATTCGGCTGTCCACACCATGATCGCTCAGGTCATAAAAGCCGCCGGCAGAAGCGGCAGACATTCCCTGTTTGTAGTTTGTCCACATGCTCATTATCGGTTTCCTCCTTTAGTATCCTTGCCACCCATTGTAGCAATGCCATCCATTCGGGCAATCATCTTCATACGGAGTGCAGCTGCACTGTCCGCTTCTGGCTGCTTGTGCGCTGGTCGGTCGGAGCTGTCGCCGCGCATCTGCTGACGCTGATACTCCACATCCTTGCGCTTGCCAATGCTTTCCTTGGTGATATCAAACATGGCATCGATGTAGGATTTGTCCTTGCCGTCCAGACGGATATTCGGATTTACCTTTTTGATGATCGCTTTCTTTGCGTCCATCGGTTTCATCGTTTCGATGCCGTCCATATTGAGCTTGTCACCCAGTCGGATCAGCTCGATTTTCTGGCTGATGTAGCTTTCCACCGCGTCAAGTCTGACGCTGTCCATATTGACCGGCGTTTCCTTCTTTTCCTCCTGCGGCTGCTGCTCTGCACCTTCCTCATCGGCATTGTTTTCTGTGCTTTTGTTCTCTTCGGACGCCTCATCAAAGTCGATCTTTGCCTGCAGCTGTGCGATAAAATCCAGCAGCTTCTGGATATCCTCGTCCTGCTGGGCAATGACGCCGTTTGCTTCGTCCATCGTTTCACAGTCGCCGGAAGCATCCCTACGGTCGCGGCGGTCTTTGACATCCTGCACAGGATCGGAAGCGGTACCCTCCCCTTCATCCTGATTTCCCTGCGGATTTTCTTCAGAACCTTCCTCATCGGCAACCATCTGGCTGCTCTGCTGCATTCTCTGCTCTTTGCGTTTTTTGTACTCCTCCACCAGTTTTGCAATCTCCTCCGGTGTAAGCCCGTCTTTTCGTTTGGACATGGTGTTTCCTCCTTTTTGATTTTGTTGTGTATCTTTCCCGTCGATGTTCAGACGGGCGCTATCCCCTGCTCTGGCTTTTTCGACCAGTGCCAGGTGATTGACACGGATATTTCTCTGGATGGCATCATAGGGCTGACCCTTCCATTCCCCTGGGGTTTCCTCCAGATCGAGGCTGTACCCGACCGAAAGCTCCCGCAGTCCATAGCTGAGCGAATGTGCGTCGTGGATGACAATTTGTGCCCGCACATTCTCCCCGTCCTGTATCCCCTCCGAGAGGATGGTGCCGATGTGCTCCTGTTGGACATTTTCGGTGTCGATCATCCCTGCCTCATGGGTCAGGATGACCGGCTTGCCCTTGTAGCTTGCAAGGCTTTCGGGTGCAAATACCTCCTCAGGGAGGCGCAGCTCCCGACGGATGGTTCCATCTGGATTTTGATATTCAAAAATACCCACCCTAGTCAAGATGGGATTATCCATTAAATATCCCTCCGGCGTAAAGTAGGTTTCGCTCAGAGGGATGCTGTCATAACGTTGTGCGATTGTTCTCACCTTCTCAATTTAATTTTTCTCCTGAAGCCATGGAAAGGAAACATTCAGGTTAAACACCGGCAGCGCCACACACCGGCAGCCGTAGTCCTCCCCAGGATGGCAGCGCCGGCCGGTTTTTGGGTCGGAGACCGGCGGGTCATCCCAGGAAAACTTTTTACCATTGAGCTTTCTGTGGTGCTGACGCACCCTGCTGTCGTGAACCGAAGACCAGATATATTCGCGCACACCGGCATCCGTCTGCTGCTGTCTGGTCAAACGGGACTGCAGCTTGCCGACCTGATCGCGGGCGATAAACTTTGCGCGGTTCTGGCTCACCTTACAGGTATGCTGGATGTGTTCTGCAATCTGCTTGACCGGCACCTGATTGGAAATATCCTCCCAGAGCACCTGCCGCAACTGTTCGACAAGCTCCTGCGGGATGGAAGAAATCATCCCGAGGTTTTCCTGAAACCACTGTTCCAGCAGTTCCTGATAAAAAGCCTCATCATAATAGCCGGACAGGATCTTTACTCCCAGCGTCCGCTCGACCGCCTGCTTCCATCCGCGGTTGACCACATTGCGAACAAGCAGCGCTGCGGCTTTGACCTGCTCGGTGGTGTCGTCCTGTTCCTCCTCTTTTTTGAGATCCTCCATCATTTTGGAAAGGTAGAGGTCGATCAGTTGCAAAATGCCGATTGCATCGTCGGTGTGCTGCCTGCCCTCCTGCTCCTGCCTGATTGTCCGAAGTATTTTGGGGAGCCAGCGCAGCACCACCTTGTCAAAGCGGCGGTACAAATTCGCAAACGTTTGTGAATATTGCCGCTCGGCCGAGATGGCATACTGCAAAACATGCTTGGACTTCAGGTTGTCGTGACCGTAGAATTTGCGCCTGATCTGCTTTTGCAGGGTCAGCCGGTAGGCAAGATCGTTCATATTCGCCCTCTTTTCTTTTTGTTGCTTTCGGAGTTTGGCTGAGCCAAACTCCGGTGTGCGGAACACAAAGTTATTTTCCCACCTTGCTTTAACCGCACACTCTTTTTTTGAGGCATGAAAAAAGGACGGCACAACACTGTGTCGTCCTTGCGGAAACATAATTCTGTTTTAATGATCGATCAGGCTGCCTGGCTGGCACCATTTGGAAACGATGGAGGTCGGTTTCCCTTCGCGCAGGCACTGTTTAATGATATCCATATAGACCTGTGCAGCGCATCTGTCGCCATCACGCTGAAAATCGCAGTAATTAAAGGGTATAAATGGTTCTCCAAATCTTTTCCTGTATTCGATTTTTAAATTCAGCACTTTATGCTCCCTCATATATGCTGAATCCACTGGTGCTACAACCATCTTATTTCTCCTCTCTGTGCAACTGTTTCATAAAATCATTACAGCCGCGGCAGATGACCTTGAAGTTATCCATCACTGTTTCCTTCTTCCTGCAGTCTCAGCTGGAGCTCCATGACTTCTTCTGCTCTTTCAGGAGAAATATTATTTCTTGCCTTATACATAATACCCTGATCTCCTGGATACGGGATCAAATGGGATCTTTCTCCAAGCCAAATTTCAGGAGGGATAGCAAAATCACCAGGGAAAGCCTCACAGCTACCATGCCCTTTCAAATGCACACAAAACGTGCAAATTGGACTAAAAAAGAACTGAAACGGATCTCCATCAAATGACAGCATTTCTTCTTCATTTTCTTTATTCATCTTCTGCATCCTCCCATGGAATAAAACGATACTCAAAGCCAAGTTCTTCTGACATTTTTTGAACAGCTATATGTTGATAATAACTGTCAGCTTGTTCCAGTGTCCATTCTTTTGTGTCTAATTTTGAAGTAGCAAAATTAAACGCATCCTTATCTATGGAACGTTCAAATTGCTCTAATTCTTCATCATTTTTGAATTGCTTCTTCCACTTACCTGTATATCCTGCCACATACACGCCCTTGCTTGTGACGGCGCGCACCTGCTTAATCTCATATTCCTGCATACGCATCAAATCTGCGGGCGATAGGGTAACATCCTGCGGGTGCGAGTGGGTAAACACTTTGCTGCGGAATTTTTCCAGCTCCTGACGGGAGAAACGAACCTGCCGTTCACTACCTGTCTTTTCCAACAGAACGGAGCCATCATCGTCATACAAAACCGATTTTTCTATTTTGCTGTCCTTGAAGTTGCGCTCATTCGGATAAACCTTCTTGCTGATCTTGCTGGTTTTTTCAGTAGAATGTTCCTCTGAGGATTTTTCTCCTCCTTCTGAAGAATTACCTCCCAGATCGGAAGAGCGTCGTGTAGGGAAAGAGTGTAGATCTCGGTG